CGGTCAGAAGGTACGAAAGAGGGGAAGCAAAGCCGGACTTTGACTCGCTGATTGCTCTTGCTGACGAGTTGGATACGAGCCTTGATTACTTGACCGGCAGGGACAAATATATAAAATTTTGAAAATTCCCCTCAAAAGGGGAAAAATAGAGAAATCTTACTTTAAAATGGGAACGTGGGGGCGAATGCCTCCCGCTCCCTTCCATTTCCTCCTCCCTTCCCATCGCCGGGCCTCCCTCCCGGCAACGGCCCGCAGGCAAAGCCGTAAACCTGCAACATAGCCCGTAAGGGCTATATGTCCTTGTAGCTTATGAGGTAAGAGCGGCTCCATGATCGGGGCAGAGGCCGGTTCGAGCCCGGTCGAGGGCATAGAAAACCACGCCGCTAGGTTTACGGAGTGGCGACGATGTCGTTGCTCTACTTTAGAGGCGGACTTTTAGCTCGCTCCAAAGCACACGGAGCTGACTGTGGAAAGACACTATACCGGAGGCTTAAAGCGTCAGTTATGCGCCGGAGAAGGGTAACGACGCCCGCCCTGGTCTCGGGGCGGAAGCGGGGAGATGAGAGACTATCCCCGGCGCGCTTGCCGGCTGAAAACTGCCGCAGTCGAGTGGCACGGGCGGAAAGCGCCGTGTCCGGAGACTAACCCAATTATCCGGGGCGGTGTGACAATTAAGCGGGAAGCGCACATATGCCGCACCTATCCGCATGAGGATATGGACGGCCCTATGGATGTGCCACGAGCTGCGGCGGGTGGCCCGCAGGCAGAGGGAGCCCCAGCGCATGGGGCCCCGTCTCTTAAATACGGAGAGTATGGTGAAAGAGTTCGCAAAAAAGCTTTACAAATCTAAAGCATGGCAGAGGACGAGAGAGGCATATGCAGCAAGTGTGGGACAGCTTTGCGAGGATTGCCTTGACGCTGGGATTTATAACATCGGGGAGATTG